AGGAAGAGGCTACAGAGCCTTCTGGAGAGTCAGAGCAGCAAGACCTGAATGCTTTGGCCGAAGAGCAGGCCCAGCCTGATGCGGAAAGGACATCAGCCCGGATGCAGTCCGGTCCCAAGCCTGGACCTCGAGCGCCCGCTGACAAGGCCCCGGCGTCTTGGAAACCGGATGTGCGCGAGCACTGGGGACAACTGCCTGAGCCTGTCCGCGCCGAGATTGCCCGCCGCGAGACCGAGCACGCGAGGTTCATGCAGGAGACCGCCGAGGCGCGGCGCACGGCCGATGCCGTTGCCCAGGTCGTTCAGCCCTACATGCATTTCATCAAGGCCGAGAACTCGAACCCGATCCAGGCCATCGACAACCTGATGTCCACCGCGGCGCGGCTGCGGACTGGCACCGGGCCTGAGTTGGCGACGCTGGTGGCCGGGATCGTGAATCAGTTCGGCACGGGCCGGTTTGGGCCGCATTTCATCGAGATGCTGGACTCAGCCCTGGCGGGCCAGCAGCCCCGCGCGGCAGATCCGCAGACGGCGCAGGTCGAGCAGTTGCTCAATCAGAAACTTGCGCCCGTGCAGAACATGCTGACGCAGTTCCAGCAGGCCCAGGCCCAGGCTCAGTATCAGGCCCAGTATCAGGCTCAGAACGAGGTCGCTCAGTTCCTGAACCAATCGGAGTTCGGAGAAGATGTCCGCGAGGACATGGCCGACATCCTCGAGGCAGCGCAGCGTCGCGGCCAAGCCATGACCTTACAGCAGGCTTACGAGAAGGCCACGTTCATGAATGACAATGTTCGCAAGGTCATGCAGCAGCGTCAGGCGGCTCAGGGGGCGCAGGTTCACACGCAGGCGGCTCAAAGAGCGCGGGCGGCTGCTGTGAGTGTTTCCGGTGCCGCGCCTGTTGGTGCAATGCAGCAACCTTCCAACGACATCCGGTCTGCAATTGAGGCCGCTATTCAACTGACGTCAAGGTGATGCTACAATCACATCACGGGTGGAATATCGCCCGTGGTGTGCCAAGTACCAGCAGCCACCGCACGCTCTCAGGAGACGCCGCAACGGTGTCCCACCTGTGAACAAAGATCGGACTGATCGGGGTTCATGAGGCGCATCTGAACTTGACTGAGCACTTTGCTCGCACTCAATCTCAGATGGAGAGTTGAATATGGCATTCGCCAATACCGCGGTCAGCGACATCATCGCTACCACCATTCAGAACCGTTCGCGCACCATCGCGGACAACGTGACCAAGAACAATGCCCTGCTGGCTCGCCTGAACCAGCGCGGCAACGTCAAGACCATCTCCGGCGGTAACGTCATCCTGGAAGAACTGTCGTTTGCCGAGAACGGCAACGCCGGGTTCTATTCTGGCTATGACCTTCTGCCGGTTGCTGCTCAGGACGTCATCTCGGCCGCCGAGTTCAACATCAAGCAGTTCGCCGTGCCCGTGGTCATGTCTGGCCTCGAGATGCTCCAGAACGCCGGCAAAGAGCAGTTCATCGACCTGATGGAAGCCCGCCTGAACGTGGCCGAATCGACGATGATGAACAAACTGGCTCAGTCGGTCTATTCTGACGGCACCGGTAGTGGTGGCAAGGAAGTGACCGGCCTGAACGCTGCCGTTCCCTCGGCCAACACCACTGGCACCTACGGCGGCATCGACCGTGCCACTTGGTCGTTCTGGCGCTCGCAGAAGTACGACTTCAGCGACAACGTGGTGACCCCTGGACCGACCACGATCCAGAACGCCATGAACCAACTGTGGGCCTCCTGCACGCGCGGCAATGACCGTCCCGACCTGATCGTGCTCGACACGATCTTCTGGGGCTACTACATGGCCTCTCTGCAGGCCCAGCAGCGGTTCACCTCGCCGGACACCGGCAACCTGGGTTTCCCGTCGCTGAAGTTCATGGACGCGGATGTTGTTCTTGATGGTGGCATCGGTGGCTACTGTCCCGCCTCCACTGGCTTCTTCTTGAACACCAAGTACATCAAGTGGCGTCCGCACGCCCAGCGCAACATGGTCCCGCTCGCCCCGAATCGTCGGTACGCCATCAACCAGGACGCTGAAGTTCAGATCCTGGCTTGGGCTGGCAACCTGACCTCGAATGGCGCTCAGTTCCAGGGCCGCATCCAGGCGTAAACGATCTCCTTGGTGGGCCTGTCGTGGGTCTCCCCTTCCCCGATGGGTTGGGGCGACCCACGCTCATCGGGTTTTTTTGGCTAGGAGGCCAACAATATGGCAGCAACATATGCGACGAACGGCGCGATCTATGACGCGACCGCGAGTCAAGACACGGGCGCTCTGAGCACCGGTATCGGTGTCGGCCCCAACTACAACCATTCCGGCCCGTTCCCTGAGCAGTCAACGACCGCAGCGGCTTTCGTCGCTGACCGGATCGGCGACGCGACTGACGGAACGGTCTACGCGCTGGGCAGCACCTACGGCGCGTCCAAAGGCGTTCGCTATCTGCAGGCCTCTGGCACCGTTGCAGACGGCGGCACGGTCACTGCAGGCTGGGTGAACCGCTCCGGTCGGACTCTTGTGTCCGGCGACTACGTTTGGGCCGTCGCGGCCTGATAACTAAAAAGAGAACGACATGCAACCCACGACACCTACGATCTTTGAAGATCCCAATCCAATTGCGAGGCCTGACGAAAGCAGGTTCGCGGCGGATGATCGCTTGTACGTTGAATTTTTTCGAGAGCCTGTGATGCACCCTGGCCGCTCGAAAGAGGCTGGCCGCGCTGTGTATGAAGAGCGAGACTTCGTTCGGATTCATGTGCCCGGTGACAAATCGACTGTGGTTGTTCAGCCGATGGATCAGATCAACATGATCCGTTTTCAGTCGCGCTACGACAAGTGGAAAGCAGGGCAAGCGGACGCCGTCACTGGCACCCCGCTCAATGCACTGCCTGGGATGACTCCTGCGAAAGTTGAGGAGTACCGCTACTTCAAGATCGTGACGGTTGAGCAGTTGGCAGACGCCAACGATCAACTCGGTCAAAAGTTCATGTCGTTCAACTCTGACAAGCAGCGTGCCAAGGCATTCATCGAGGCGACCAAGAACAACGCCCCGATTGAGGCCATGAACGCTGAGTTGCAGAAACGCGATGCCGAGATTGAGAACCTGAAAACGATGGTGGAAGCACTTCAGGCTCAATCGCGGCGCAAGCCGGTTGCTCAGGCGGAAGCCTGATAAGGGGCTGGGATGCCGTACCAGATCATTGACGAGAGTTCTCTTTCGGCCATTGTTCAGAACATGGCCGCGATGGTCGGCTATCCCGTCCCTGCGGATCCTGCCGGGTCAACTGATCCGGCTGTGATCCAGATGGTTCAGGCGATCAACATGGGCGGCGTTGAACTGCTGTCCATGTACGAATGGCAGGAACTGGTCAAGTCGTACAACATCAGCATCGCCGCTGATTCCCCTGGGCAGACCGAGAAGTCGTTCGCGCTGCCCGAGGACTTTTATGACTGGATCGATCAGACCAACTGGAACGCAACGAACCAGTTGCCGTCACTCGGTCCTGTGTCGCCGCAGATGTGGCAGCAGTTGCTGATCCGCACGACGCTGCCCACGCTGTCGTTCTACTGGCAGGTGCGCGATAGTCGGCTGTATGTCCTGGCCCCGCCGAATGCGGCGCAGACCATGACGTTCTTCTACATCTCAGCCGGCTGGGTGCGCGATCAGGACGACGCGACCCTGTACAAGAATCGCATGACCAAGAACGGCGATTCTTGTCTGCTGGATCCGACGATGATGACCCTGTTCGGCCGGGTCAAGTGGCTCGAGATGAAGGGCCTGGACAGCAGCGCGGCCATGCGTGACTTCCAAGTTCAATTCGAGAACCGCAAACAGGCAGAGAAAGGTGCCTCGGTGTTGTCGATGGTGCGGGACTTTAGGTTCCCGTACATCCAGCCTCTGATCAACACGCCTGATACCGGCTACGGAGGCATCTGAGATGCCTTTTGCTCAGGTCGCGTCATTTAAGACCCCGAGAAAGGTTGCGGTTTCGCAGGTTGTTCAGATGCAGAACAACCCGCCGCCCACTGGTGGGCTGAACCTGCGCGACCCGATCAGTGCCATGTCGCCGCTCGACGCGGTGCTGCTGGACAACTTCATCCCGCGCCAGCAAGGCGTCGAGATCCGCAAGGGCTGGCAGTACACCACGACCGAGGCCGCGGGCGTCAGTTACGAGTCGATTTTCGGATACAACGCCGCCTCGAGCGTGAACAACAAGTTGTTCGCGGCCGCGAACGGCAACATCTACGATGTGACGTCAGGCACGCCAAGCGTTGCCGTGGCCGCGACCGGCAGCACATCGAACCAGTGGTGGACCTGTCACTTTGTGACTGATGCCGGTGTGTTCCTGCTGGCGGTGTCTCCGAATGCTGGCTATTGGACTTACGACAACATCAACGGCTGGGTAAA